ACGGTGTCTTTTCTATCCCAGATTTCGCCAAAGAGTTCTTAGAAAAAGTAAAACAGGAAGCCCGTCTCACTGAAAGGAAGGAGCTAAAGGAGGAGATAGGGAAGATGAAAATAAAACCACCCAAAAATGCCGATAAATATATAGATGTATTTGTTGGTTATATGCGGCACAATAAAGCCCTCGAAGACGTAGAGAAATTACTGTGACACCCGAAGACAGAATCAAGGCAGCACGCCCCCACGCCCCCGAACAGGGCAAGATAAAGATACTCCCTGTCAAAAAGAACTACCACACCGCCTGGAACAAAAAGCGTTCGGAGGAGAGGAGAAAGAGGATGGCAGAAAAAGGGGGAAAAAGAAGCTATGCACACAATAGGAGGAGTAAGTTTTGAGAATCTTTGAAACGTGTCCCAAACGGGCTATAGAGGACAAGGGTTATTTCGCTATCCACAGAAGTCGTTTTGAGAATCTTGTAAACTACTTGACTTAACGGCTAGGTAAGTATAGACTGTATATATAAGAGAAACACCAAGTTAGACACTCTTAAGAAGCAAAACCATGACACTAACATTCGCAGACAAAGCATACATAAGAAACCAAGTTATAAAAGGGGAAGATAACGAAAAAATAGTGTGGGCGTTCTTAGAAGAAAAAGAAGAGGATGTAAGCAACGGGGAGGTGAAGGAAGCAGTAAGAAACATGATAGCAGAGGTCGAAGAAGAATTACAAAACAGATAGCACATTGAAATAACAGATTAAAGTGTGGGGTCGTCAGGCAATAAAAGCCCACACGAGTCATCACGAGGGGTTAAGCAATCCCAGAAGCAAAATATACAATCGAGAGAGAAACAGCCGTCAAGTCTTGCACCTAGTCATAAGTTGCTAGTATGAGGGTCAGGAATAGGTAAATAACTCTCAATGAGATTGTAAAGAACCTTCACTCGTCCCCACACTTTAGTCTGTTATTAAAAATCAACATGAACACAGACATCACAAACTACTTAAAAGAACTCGGCAAGAAAGGAGGCAAAGCACGAGCCAAGAACCTCTCCAAAGAACAGCTCCACGCCATCGCCATGAAAGGGGTGGAAGCGAGGAGACAGAAAAAGGGGGATAACTCCAAGGACAACTAGACAGGAAAGTGGTAGAATATAGTTAGGGTTCAGTGTCTCTACGCTGGTGAAAGCCAGCCAGGATTCTATACACGTCATTGTCGCAGGTTCTCGTGCTTATCCCGAGGGTTACCGAAAGATATTTACGAGGCCGGCGTAGAGATACTGAATCGAGGTGGGTCTATGGCGTGGATATATTGAAGCATCTATATAGCACTAACGGAGGGCTTGCGCTCTATGAAGTTAGTCCGCGCCATAGGCTCATCTCAAGTGGAGTGTTGCAAAGCCCGTCAGTGAAGGTGGATGAGGTTGCAACGTAGTTATCACGTCTCTTCCCCAAAACGGATTAACGACCTTACACGGGGTTTACAGCACTTCACAGTAGAATAGAGACGGGTTGCACGACACTTAAAACACAGAGACGAGCTAGAAGCGGACCCGCTTTCTCTCTCCAAAGTTTGCGCCTTATGGCCTTGGCAGGGTAGTAAACAATAATATACCTAAGTGTCGTCCAGCCCATCTCTATCCACCACACTTCTACTTGATACGTGGTATGATAAATGGGCGATGGCAAAACCTGTCTCTTTAACGCAAGAACAAATCACCCTAGCAAAACGATTACGCTCAATCGGGTACTCGAACCGGGACATTTCAGATATATTAAACATCGCCAAGAGCACGATTTGGGACAACATCTACGACGAACGCCGACAGAAAGTAGACTTGCCCCCCTTTAGAAGGATACAGATAGCCATACAAGTGGTTCATCTACGCAAGCAACAAGGCAGGAACTCACGGGAAGTGGCAGAAGAACTGAATATCCCGCTAGGGGAAGTCAACTATATGTGGACAGTTTGACAACTAGACTATTATGTTATACTAACGACATGGGACGACCAACTATTTATACACAAGAGCTAGCAGACACAATTTGCAAGAGACTGGCTAGTGGGGAAAGCTTACGACGGATATGTCTTGAAGCAGGGATGCCCAATGCAGATACAGTTTATCAGTGGGTACTAGACAACAGAGAAGGCTTTTCCGATAAATACGCGCGCGCAAGGGAAATGCAAGCGGAAGTTATGTTCGATGAGATACTGGACATATCCGATGACGGCACAAACGACTACATGACCATCACGAAAGGTGATATTTCATATAACGTAGAAGACAAAGAAGTAACCAACAGGTCAAAGTTACGAGTGGACTCCCGCAAATGGTATCTGTCCAAGGTTTTACCTAAGAAGTTCGGGGACAAGATGGACTTAACAACGGACGGCAAAGCCCTCCCGACCCCTATTTATGGCGGCAAGTCAACTAACCCAGAACTTTAATTTCTCCGATACGACGGCGACGAAGAAGATTTTTTCTCTTACTAAGCGCATTCGTGCTGTTTGTGGAGGAACATCCGCATCCAAAACAATTTCCATACTCGTCTGGTGCATAGACTACGCCCAGACCACTAGAAACAAGGTTGTCACAGTCGTTTCCGAGTCGTTTCCTCACCTTTCACTAGGAGCGATAACGGACTTCCAGAACATCATGAAGGACAGGGGCTACTGGGAACAGGGCAGGTGGAACGACACACGACACACCTACACCTTCGAGGGGGGGACGAAGATAGAGTTTTATTCTGTTGATTTGGGAAAGGCGCATGGGCCGAGGCGCGATATCCTGTTCGTGAACGAGTGCAACAACCTGCCGTACATGGTAGTAGACCAGCTCATTACGAGAACAAGGGAAACGGTGTGGATGGACTGGAACCCGTCTACCGAGTTTTGGTTCTACACGGAAATGCAGGGAAAGAGAGACGACATTGACTTCATAACGCTTACCTACTTAGACAACGAGGCACTAGATGAGATAACAGTGCGTGAAATCGAGTCTCACAAAGGGAACAAGAACTGGTGGGCGGTGTACGGCATGGGGCAACTAGGGGTGGTAGAGGGCAGAATCTACCCGAACTGGGTCATATTAGACGAGATACCGCCAGAGGCAAGACTGGAACGCAGGGGGCTGGATTACGGCTACTCCAACGACCCGACAGCAATTGTGGACGTGTACAAGTGGAACAACGCCTATATCTGGGACGAGGTGCTGTACTCCAAAGGATTGTCAAATAAGCAGATAGCCGACGTCATCCTAAACCAGGAGAACCCAAAGGTGCTTGTCATCCCCGATTCAGCCGAACCGAAGTCAAACGACGAACTCATGGCCTATGGGGTTCCAGTGTTACCGGCCAATAAAGGGAAAGGTTCAGTCAATCATGGGATTCAAGTCGTCCAGGGACAGACCATTTTTGTGACGAAGCGTTCCATCCACATCATCAAAGAAAACAGGAACTACATGTGGATGACCGACAAGGACGGCAAGATATTAAACGAGCCGATTGGCATTTGGAATCACGCCATGGACGCGGGACGCTACGCGATGGAGACGTTGAACATAGATACTGGGTTGTCCAACATGGAGAAGTACATGCTTGCTCAGGCACGGATGAGCCAGGGGACGAACTTCAGCAAATAACCGACCATTACTATACTTTCCTCATGGAATATAAAATACTCTCGTACACCGGCGACCTGCTAGAGAGCTACGCCACACCCATCCAGCGAACGGAAGAGCTTATCCGCGACCCCAAGAAGATTATCAAGACTGTCGAGTTCTATTCGCTTGACCAGTTCCTTTCTGGCGACAAGGACTCGCTCGGAAGGGAAAAGCCTTTCATCAACCAAGGCAATTCACGAGTAAGGGTAGCCAAGACAGCAACAGACATTGACGTCAAGGACATTAAATACGAACCGGACTCCCTGGAGTATTCAGTTCAAGCCATGCTCATCAACCACGAACTCTACAAGTGGATGAAGGAGTCCAACTTTTCTTTAACCTTGAATGAAATAGGCGAAACCAGACCAAAGTACGGGCAGGTTCTTGTGAAGAAGTACGAAGACGACGGACTGGACATAGAAGTGGTGGACTGGGTAAACGTGGACTTCAACCCCTCCAACATCATGGGTGCGCCCATCATCGAGACCCACTGGATGCAACCCTCCGACCTTCTGAAGAAAGCCGACGTGTGGAACGGGTACGACGAGATTTCGGAGGTCATCAAAGTCCACGCCAAGGCAAATAAAAACAAACCGCTGCCAATTGAAATCAAGGAAATAACGGGCGAGTTCTCCTACTCGTTCGACCCCGACCTAGAAGACGACGACAAAAACGACCAGAGGTTCAAGTCAATGTGCTTCTATATCGCGGCCGTCAACAAGAAGAAGTATCTGCTCTACAAGGAAGATATTAAAAATATAGACGACAAGTACAAGACGCTTGCCTGGACGAAGGTCGGCGACGGATTCGGGCGGGGCGTGTGGGAGGAAGGGTTCCAGTCCCAGGTGTGGATTAACGACCAATACATCCAGATGAAGAATGCGCTTGACCTCTCTGGGAAAGTCTTCACCAAAGGAACGGTCAAAGGCATCGGTAACTCCCTCATCAACGTGGACAACGGCCACCACTTCGAGTTCAAGAACCCCCAGGAGACAATGGAGGCCTTCCAACTCTCCACCGCCGCGCTTCCTCAATTTGAGAACCTCATCGCACTTTTTGGGAATGAGTACAACAGGATTTCAAGCACCTTCGACGCCAACACCGGCGAACAACCACCGTCTGGCACGCCATTAGGCCAGACGCAGATACTCAACCAAGTGGCTAACTCACCGTTCCAGTACCAGCAGGAGGTGTGGGGAATATGGCTGAACGAGATACTCAACGATTGGGTCATGCCGTACCTTAAAAAGAAGATATTGAAAGACCACACGCTTGTGTCTGACTTCTCCGATGAGGAACTGGACAAGATTGACGAGGCGATAGGCAACGAATACGTCAACACGCAATTGGCAGAAATGATGTTCAACCGCGCCCCCGTTACACCTGAAACGCAGACCATGATGACCGAGAAAGCTAGGGGGGATTTGACAAAGAACGGCAAGAAGCGAGAGATTAAAATCCCAGCCAAGTTCCTGGACGTGGAAGGGAAACTCTCGGCTAACATCACAGGAGAACTAAAGAACAAGGGAGCAATCTTACAGTCCCTCGATGGCGTGTTCAAGACCGTCGTATCCTCTTTCAACCCAAACACTGGAAAGTACGCCGCCCTCGAAGACCCTGTGCTTAAAAAGGTCTTCCAACAGATTGTGGAACTCTCTGGCGTTCCCTTCTCATCTTCCCAACTAGGCGGCACACCAACGAGCATGTCGGCTCAGGCAACAACCGTGCCGCAACCAATGTAATATGGCAACAACTATCGGACTACGCATCCAAGACAAACTGAATATCTTAGCGGGGACGACAGGACTACGCAACGCCGAAGCCCTGCGAGTTCTGAACACACGAACAGCTTTCACTGACGACGAACAGGAAGGATGGAACCGCTACGCAGGAACAACTGGTCTTAGAATACAGGATGCGGCCAACGTGAAAGCAAGTACGGTTGGACTGCGAGTGCAGGACTGTGTAAACTTAATCTAATGGACACACTACGACGATTCCAAGGGGATACAGCAACACGAGAAGCTCTTGTTGAGTTCATTATGGCGTCTATCGAGCGCGAAGCCCTGCACAGGATGTACGCCGGGGAAGACGTGTCCCACATCAAGGACGCCAAAGCACTTTTAGACAAGGCATTCGAGGAACTTGACAATCTGTACGAGGTAAAACAACGACCACATGAACCGACCAACGAAGCCAAGTAGCATCCTAGACGAGCAGGAGTACGAACGAATTCTCCAGCAGCACATGGGGGTATTCAGGCATCAAATCAGGGAGTACGGCGAGACGGTCAGGAACGTCATCCAGAAACCGAAGACCAACTACGCCAGATAACCGACCAGTTTTATACTTGAATCACTGCAAGGAAGCTCTGCACAAACTTCTTTAATAGCATGACGGCTCTGCATAAACCGCCACACCACATGGATGAAAATCTATCGCCACAGGAAGGCATGAATCCTGAATCAGAAGTGATTGAAGAGACTGTAGAGGAAACTACCGAAACCCACGTCCACGAAGACACCGAAGAAACCGTGCCGAAAAGCCAGTTTGCACAAGTGCTTGCGCGGGCAAAAAAGGCCGAAGAGGAAGCGCGTACGCTACGCAGCCAATCCAAGCCCACTACTAACCAGCTTTCCAAGGAAGATACGGAGATGCTCATTCTCAAATCGCAGGGGATGGACGACGACCTGCTCAATGGTATGAGGGACCTCGCAAAAATTAGAGGGAAGTCTATCATGGAGGTACAGAACGACCCCATTATCCTGGCGATGAAGGACGCAAAGGACAAGGAAGCCCGTGAAAAGGCGGCCAAACTCCCCGCATCTCGTGGCTCATCATCTATCAAGAAGGAAAAGGATGTCACAACCCCGAACCTTTCAGATGAAGAACACCGTGCACTTTGGAGGGCACGAAATAACAAATAACAATGGCTTTACCTACAGATACAATGTCCGCAGGAGTCGGAGGTGCTTTGACAGCAGATATTCCGCTCGTGTGGGGACAGAAGATAAATGACTATTTCCGCTACAACCTCTCTTTGGCTCAATTTTTCGTTGACCGAAGCGACGAACTAGCAGAAGGAGGGTCAGATGTGTACACCCCAAACATTGTTGCTATGTCGACCGCAGCGAAAGCGAACGCGACAGCAGTGACTCTTAACAACCCAATCCAGACGAAGCAGACGCTTACCGTCTCTACATGGAAGGAAAGCTCGTTCCTCATCGAAGACCGCGAAATGGCGCAGTTGAAGAAGAGCTACTACCTCCAGGAGACGTTCGCCAAGGGCGCGGCGTGGGAAATCGCTCAGGACTTGGATGACGCTATCGCCGCACAGTTCACGAACTTTACGGTCGCAGCTAACGTCCTTGGTCTTGCAAGCTCCAACGTTGTTGACTCAACGCTTCTCGCCGCTATCTCAATTCTTGAGGCAGCCGGTGTCCCAGTCTACGGGGGTGAAACGGCGTGGATTTTCCATCCAAACACGTTCTACCGCCAGATTGGTTCCGTTGACAAGTTGACGCTCTGGCAGAACACCCAGACGGAACTCCCTCGCTCAAAGGCTCCTACACGAAGCCTGTACTCGATTCCGGTTATCGTCTCGCCAGCCGTTCCGCTAGGAGCGGGGGCTGTGGGAGAGAACTCCGCACGACTCAACATGCTCGCACACCGCGACTCTATCCACTGGGCACGCATGACGATGCCGGTAGGACGTGGAGTGTCAGGGTACGTCGGTTCGGAAGGTGTCCGTGTCCAGGAAGGCTACCTCCAGGAGTACCTCGGTACGCTTGTGACAGTCGACCTCTGCTACGGAACGACACAGAACCGCACGAACAGCGCAGTGAAGATTCGTTCTCACTCCGTTGCCGTCGGACTTTAGCCAGTGTAGTTATCCACCACACACAGATTCACACCCTTTACCGGGTGTGTTTTTGTTTGTATACTTGACACATGACAGTCCAAATCGGGCATCTCTACAAAAAGCGAACCATCCGCAACTTAGATGGGAGTATTAGACTTTTACAAGACGACACCATGGGGGGAACGATTATACGCGACGGGCAGGTCGTGAACCAGGAAGCCGTTGACATCTTAGCCGAGAAGCAGAAAGACCGAGAAACCGCCGCCACCGAGGCCACGCAGATAGGCGTCCCGCAGGCAATTATCGAAGAGAGGACAGTGGCTCCCTCGAAGATGCAGGAGCTGGAGAAGAAAGTAGCCGAGCAGGACACGAAACTAGACGCAATCCTAGCCCTCCTCAAAAATGGCAAGTAAGATATTTTACATACCGGGGGACTATCCATTCTGCTACATGTATAGGGGATATTTGCCCGGTATTTACTCCAATCAGACCGTCGTGTCGGATTTTATGCGTATCGGGGCCGACGTATCGGCCGAGGAGTACACCAAAAAGGCACTGCAAGCCGACATCATTGTCTTCCAGCGTCCGACCACCGAGCCGGCCATTGAACTTGCCAAGCTCTTGAAGAAAAAGGGGAAGAAAATCATCATGGACAACGACGACACGTACTCCGGGACGCCCCTTCATCGTCTAGGAAACGAAAAAAGGGTCAAGATTGCGCTTGAAGTCAAGGACAGGATAGACAAGTTCGTTAAATTAGCTGACGGCATCACTGTCTCGACGCAGATTTTAAAGGAAGAGTACGAGAAGATAAACCCCAACGTCGTCGTACTGAAGAACTGCATTGACCCCCTGGACGAGATGGCCCCCAAGAAGAATGAAACGGGCAAGTTCAGGGTGGGTTTAATCGGCTCGGTCACCTCAAACGACGACTACTTCCACATCAAGGAGCAATTAAGACAGCTGACCGAGCGCGGGGATGTGACCCTCGTTATCTTAGGCATCAAGCAAAAGGACGGCTCGATGCTCAAAGTCATGCAGGAAGATGCCGACTTCTTCTCCTCTATCAAGGTCGAATGGCACCCTCAATGTTTTGTGACGGAATACATGCACACCATCGCCAACCTCGCGCTGGATTTGGCGATTATTCCGCGCAAAGACCACTACTTCAACAAGTGTAAGAGCAACGTGAAGTATCTGGAGATGTCACTGCTCCGCATACCCGTGTTGGCCCAAGGGTTCCCCGACGGGCTGTCACCTTATCAACAGGACTCCCCCTTCTGTACCATTGTCAACAATGATTCGGAGTGGTATTCTACAATCATAGACATAAAAGAAAATTATGCTCACTACAAAGACCTAGCCAACAAGGCACACGATTACGTTTTAGAAAATTTTAATATCAAAACTTTTGCCCCTACGTGGACAGAAGAAATACAAAAACTATGCAACTACCCAAAGACCTCCTAAGCGAGAAGAACTACGAGGGAACACGTTTAATCGAGATAAACGACGAGAACATTTTAAAGCTATTCAAGGAAAGAAGCGAGATTCTAAAGAGTGGCGAACCGATTATGAAGCGGATGGACGAACTCTCCAAGCCCTTAGACGAGTTCTACGCCCGACTGAAACCGCTGGAGGAAGAAAGAAAGCAGATTAAGGAGGACATGCAACCGGCCATTGACGCCTACCAGGCGGTGGTGGACGAGATGGACAGGGACATCTACCAGAAAACACGTCTCATTGACCAGAAACTGAACCCGATGGTTGATGCAGTCGTCAAAGACCAGTTGAGCGAGTTTGAGAAGGCGAAAACCCTCACGGAACGCGACGGGAAATACTACGTCGAGGTGGAAGACCAGCTGGAAGAGAAGATTAAGCTCATCCGAGCCACCAAGAAGTAATGCGAGTATTACTTACTGGCGCCGGGGGTGCGATAGGGGTGCATGTGTTAGCCCACATCATGCACAATACCGACTGGGATGTCGTATGTACTGACTCCTTCAAGGCGGAGCACAAAGGATACTTTGACCGCATCGTCGAGGTGTGTACAGACCACTCGGAGTGGATGAGACGAATCAAGGTTATAA